CTGTAAAGGATTATAAGAATGGCTTGTAGAACTGGATGTCCTACTCAAGACCATGACTCTTGGGGAGATTGTTTAAGAGCTTCAAACATACAAATGTCAACTGGTGATGCCAATGGTGAACTAGTTGGTAATGGTTGGACCAATAAAAAATGGGACAACGAACTGAAGCTATACCGTGAAGCTCGTGCTCAAGGTATACAACCAGAAGGAACTTCCACAGCCAAGATCCGCAAGGCTATGGATGTAAGCGACAAAACAGGACACGCATTCGGTTCTGCTTTATAAAGGAGATAACCATGTGTGCTTCATGTGGATGTAATCACGTTAACTACGATCACGAAATGCCTACAATGCCAGGCTCTTACAAAGGTATTGACAAAGTAAATTACAACATGCCTAAGGTGCCAGCAGTTCCTGCTATGCCTAAGTCAACCAAGAAGGGTAAGTAAAATGGCAATGAAGAAAATGACTGGTGCTAAGAAACCAGTAGCAAAGATGGCAACAACTAAGTCACGTGGTAGCAATACCGCCAAGCAGGTTGGTGACATGAACCAGCGCGAAACCTACAATGCGTCACGTGACGGAAATACTCGTGGTAGTAATAGTCGGGGCACTGGTGCAAAAGTAACCAAGGCAGAAGCAAGCCAGAAGTCACAAAGAATTGGCACACCAAATAAGTCTCGTCCAGGAAAAGTAATGATGGGCATTGAAAGAGAAGCCTACTTAGCGCAACGTGCTGGTGGAAGTAAGAACTTAAGTTCTAAAGAAATAAAAGCAGCAAGTGCACGTAAGTCAAATCCTAAGGCTGCTGCTAAGGGCAAAGGCTCAAGAGGTCGCTAGTAATGGTAGCTAAGAAAGATCCACGTTTAGCACGTGCAGGTGTTTCTGGCTTTAATCAGCCAAAGCGTACACCTAACCATCCCACTAAGTCACACGTTGTTGTGGCTAAAGTTGGCGAACAGGTTAAGACTATTCGCTTTGGTCAGCAAGGTGTGTCTGGCTCCCCTAAGAAATCAGGGGAGTCAGCAGCCTATGCTGCACGTAGACGATCATTCAAAGCACGTCACGCAAAGAATATTTCTAAAGGTAAAATGTCCGCAGCATACTGGGCAGATAAGGCAAAATGGTAAATGGCTAATCCAATAGCACCACCAGTAGATCAGTACCGTGGCACAAACATAGTCAATACCGAAGGCTCTGATGCTGCATGGGAAGTTTTAGATTTTTTATTTGGCGTTGAGTCAATTAAAAAAATTCTTAGCGGTAAAGGAACATGGGGAGATGCTGCACTAGTCGGTGTAACTGCTGCTACATTTTTTATTCCTCCTGCAAAAATAGGTCAGTTAGGAACTAAAGCTCTTAGAAAAGTTTTAGCTGAAACTAAAACTGTAAGTGCTGCTGGTAATGTATTGCCTGTTGCAGCTAAAGTTGCAGGTAAAACTAGAGCAGAAGTTGAAGCTGAATTAGTTAGACGTGGTAAGTTAACTTACGGTAAAACTCCAGAGCCCGAAGTTCCAACTCGTCCAATGAGTGAACAAAGATTTGAAAAGATTACTGGTCCAGAACCTGAAGTAGATTATTCTGTTCCTAATATACGCGAAGTAGATGTAAGAGCTGTTCCTACCCCATTAGCGGAAAGACAATTAAAGCGCGAGGGTGGCAGTCTTAGAAAAAGAAATCTTACCGATGAAACTATTGATAGAAAAACAGGTAAACAAAAAGGTAACTATAGTGAACCTACTGAACCTGAAGTTGAAGGTTTAACATCTGGTAGTCCTGCCAAGGGTAAGCCACGAAAAGATAACATGGGTCCAGAGTCAAACCCTGTTGACTTTGTTGATGACTATTTAGAAAAAATTTCTAGGTATCGAATCTTAGCCAAGCAATTAAAAGAAGCAGAAGATGCAAAAGGTTTTAGAAAAGATACTAAAGAACTTAAAGATGATGAAAAGAATTTAGCTTTACGCAAAGAAAATAGATCTTCAGTAGTTGATCCTGAAAATCCAGATGCCGTAACTCCTGTTACCGAAATTAATAATGAACTAATAGAGTTGCAATCTTACTTCCAAAAGAATCATAAGTTCTTTACTAAACTTTATGATGATGTTTATGGTGATGAAACAGTTGCTACGATTAGATCTTATGCAGCAGTTGCTGCTGGCAAACAAGCTCCTGTTACTGCAGAAGAAAGATTAATTGCATCGCTTCCTATGCGACCAAAGAAAGTATCTAAAGATCGTCAACGCATAGACAAACAAGATGAAGCATTAACTGCAGAAGAAAATAAAGCAGCAATAGATTTTGAAGCTTCTACTTTTCAAGGTGGTACAAGTCTTAAAGTTGATACTGATTTTATTCCACTTGAGCCAAGAAAAAGCGGCATAGCTCCAAGTCAATCTGGACGTGCTGAAATGGATGAGTTAAAAGCTGACCTAGATAATGCTATGGATAATTTACGTAAAGCTAAAACTCCTGACCAGCAAAAACTATATGCAAAAGCAGTTGAACAAGCGCGTAAAGCAATTCAAGAAAGATCTAGGATACTTGGTTTTACTGCTCCTAAAGGTGCAGCACGACAAGAGCAAATAGATTTAGCTGATACTGTATTTAAAATGCAAGATGTTCGTATTCCAATTAAGCGCACTCCTGCAACCCCTAAGGGTACACCATCAACACGGAACGTAGCTGATCGCGTAAGACATGTTGAAAACATTATTGCAAGAGAATCTAAAGATTTTGTTAAGGGTTCTGAAGATTATGGAAAACAATTAAAAAATAAAAAAGAATTTAAGAATGATGATGGTACTTTAAACGTAGAGAAATATGAAAAACGTATGAAGGAATATCAAGATGAAGTAGATAGACTTCGTAAAATACAAGAGACTGCTTGGGAAAGAACTAAAGAACTTTCTAAGCAACTTGATGATACTGGTATTCGTAGATTTATGAATCGTGTTGCAACAGGTAAAATAGATCCTATTAACAGACAAGCTTTAATTAATCTTATTGATGATCTTGCAGAGCAGACAAAAGATCCTGCTCTTAAGAAAAGAATTATTAACTATGTTAATAAATTAAAACTTGATCAAGGTATTGAAAAGGGAGCACAGCGAAAAGCTGGAATGAATACTCGTCTTGCTAAAGAAGATGCAGCTCGTAAAGCTCGCATTGAAGCTAAGCAAGCTGCAACTAAAAAAGAATCAGCACCTAAAGTAGAAGTACCTAATGCTTCAGAAATTACTATACACTCTGGTATGGCTGATGGTGCTGATACTGCATGGGCAGAAATTGCTGACTCTATGGGCATTAAAACAATTGGTCATAGTTACAAAGACCATGATCGTATAATTTCTAAGACTAGACCAGCTCTAGAAACTCGCAATGAATTAACTAAAGAACAACTTGAAGTAGCAGATAAATTCTTAAAGCAAGCTAGTAAGGGATTAAGTGAATCATACAATCCTGCTTCACTTACTTATAATCATGTTAATTTACTTCGTAGAAATTACTATCAAGTTAAAGATGCAGAAGCTGTTATTGCTGTTTCAATACTTAAACCTAATTTGCTTAAAGCTACTGGTGGTACTCGTTGGGCTGTGCAAATGGGTATTGATAAGGGAGTACCTGTTTATGTGTTTGATCAAGCTAAAAAGTCTTGGTTTAAATGGGATGGTAAAAAGTTTGTAGATTCAGACTTGCCACCTAAGTTTAAGGAATTTGCTGGTATTGGTAGTCGGGCTTTAACCGCAGATGGTCGCAAAGCTATTGAAGAATATTTACAACAATTTATGAAGGGTAATTAATGGCTACGTTTGGTCAAATGACTGATGAGGTATCACGTAAGTTAGCAGGTTTTACACTGCGTCAAGATCGTCAAACACATCTTACTGCTGCCGTTAATGCAACGGCAACTAGTATTACTGTTGCTTCTGCACAGAATATTTCAAGTGGTGTAATCCAAATTGATGATGAACTTATCTATGTAGATTCGTATGATCGTAACTCTGGTGTACTTAGTATTCCGCCATATGGTAGAGGGTACAATGGTACATCTGCTGCTACACACCAGAATGGTGCACGTGTAATTATTTCTCCTACATTCCCTACCATAGATATCAAGGGAGCAATTAATGAAACTCTTGAAGCTACCTTTCCAGATTTATACACAATTGCTACACATACATTTTCTTACTCTCCTGCTAAAACTACATATGCACTACCAAATGAAGCTGAAACTATTTACTCAGTATCATTTGAAACTACTGGTCCTTCTAAAGAATGGTTACCTATTCGTAGTTACCGACTTGATTCTTCAGCTAACGTTGATACTTTTAATTCTAGAAATAGCATAAGCATTTACTCTGGCGTTGAGCCAGGTCGTACTGTGCAAGTTTCTTACAGTGCTGCACCTACTGTAATGGATAGCAATGATGATGACTTTGAAACTGTAACTGGTTTACCATCATCTTGTAAAGATGTAATTGTTCTTGGTGCTGCTGCACGACTATCTTCGTTTGTAGATCCAGGTCGTCTAACTTTTGGCTCTGCTGAATCTGATCAACAATCACAGATTGCAGGTCGTGCATACGGTGCAGGTACAAATACTTCTAAGTATCTTCTTGCTCTTTATGAAAAGCGACTTGCAGAAGAAAGCAGAAAACTTAATGATCGTAATCCAATTCGCACTAGATTCACAAGATAGGTAAATCATGGCACGTAATTATTCATCCATTGCTGAACCAAAAACTTTAGCAGCAGACGTTGCAATTGATGCAACACAGATTACATTAAACAATGTAACTGGTTTACCTAGTGCGCCTTATGTTCTTGTGCTTAATCCAGATACAGCTAGTGAAGAAGCAGTACTTGTAACTGTTAATCAGAGTGGTGTAACTTCTCCAACCCTTAAAGTTCAACGTGCAATTGAAGCTAATGCTACAGCAAAAGCTCATACATCTGGTCAAGCTGTAAAGCATATGATTGTTGGAACTGATTTACAAATAGTTCACGATCACATTGATGCTACAGGTTCACTTCATGGTATTGCTTCTAATGAAGGCAACGTAGTTGGTACATTAAAAGCACAAACTTTAGAA